CGGAGGACTGAATGCGTCCGTCCCAGTAGTAGTATATCTTCCCCGTGGGTGATTTCCACCGAGTTGATCGATCCGTGTACTCGGACCAATCCCACATCTGCTTTGGGACTAAACTCCTTATCCACGCGGAATGCGACTCGACGGATGAGGTCTTGAGATCGTGCGTGGACTGAAGCAGGAAGTCGATGCGAGTGCGAGAGCACACGGCTATCACCCTTATGCTTTTGTGTAAATCTTGCCATACCGTGTACATCCGCACCGGCCCATGTATAAATCGCCTGATCGTCGTCCCCAGCGATATGCACTTCGTGAGAACGTCTGACGAGCTTCTCGATGACAGCCCACTGAAGAGGTGATAAGTCTTGAGCTTCGTCGACAAATACAACCTCGGCGTCTGCTCGTACTGCGCCACGGGCGGCACGTTCAAGCATATCGGTGAAGTCGTAATAGCCGTACGTAGATTTCCAATCAGCGTATGCCCGAACAAACGCATTGAACTCGGCCCGAGTGCCCGGCCGGTCCGAGATGTCGTAAACTTCTGCCGGATCGGAAAAGGTGTTCCGGGCATAATTGAGTAGGTCAAGGTAGAAGTCTCCATCAGCACGCTCCTCATCGTCTTCCGGGGATTTACCAATGATCGGTATCCCCATAACTGTTGAAAATTCGCGAAGCTTCATCGCGTCCACGACTTGCGTCTGCCGCAAGCCCATGTGACGGAAGGCCATCGCGTGAATAGTGGACACATTGTCCGAACGCTTCAGACCTAGTCGGGAGAGTGCCTCGGAAGCCGCCGCGCGGGTGAAAGATACGAAGGCCACGCGTTCGGCTTGAACGCCTGAATCCCTAGTCTCTTTCACACGCCGGAGTAGCTCCGTGGTCTTGCCAGTCCCGGGGGGTCCGTAGATGGCGTTAACTTGCATCAATACTCGGATTCTGCGACTTCATTCACTTCACCGTCGTAGTCGTTCGAGACCTTGACGCCGCCGGAACGGATCGTTTCGTACAGCTTCTCGGCACGCTCGTACAGCTCTTTGTTCACGAACCCGAGGGCCGCGACGTTGAAGTTGAAGTAGCTCTCATTCCGCGCATTGGTCTCGGTCGTAGCCGACAGCTTGTAGGCGCGGCTGAACGAATCCGTGTTCGAGAGTCGCATCAGCGAGTTCCAACGCTTGGATACCTTGACCTTGGACTTGGCCATCGAGATCACCGCTTCTTGCCAGTCGTCGCCATTGCGCACCAGCACGAAGTGTTGAGCCGTATCGGACACTTCCAACGCTTCTTCGGCCAGCTCCGCGATCGCGCGATCTGCGAGTTCTTTACTGGCGAACGCTCCACGAAAGCCGTTACTGCCACCACCGCCCGCTTTGCGGTCTTTCCACACGAGGAACTGCTTCGTGTAGTACACCGGCACCACAGTCACTTCAGTGCCGTACAGCGTGCGGGTGACGTTATTGTACAGCATGCCTTCTTCCGCGCCTTCGATGTAGGCGGGGTCGCTTTTCTTGCGCACTGGGGACAGTGCTTGGATCAGCTCAATGCGGGGGATAATCATGTCATCAGTGCCGACATTCTCCGCGCCACGATTGCCTTGCTTCATGAAATCCGGGATCTCGTTAGTTACGAGTTCGAACACTTCTTTTACTGCTACTTGATTTTTAGCCATTACTAGCTCCTAGTTACATGCACGCATTGCGTGCGGGATATCCGGCACCATTGCCGAATTCATGTTCGCGTGATCGAAGCACGCGTAAAAGGTGACACGTTCAGAAGAGTATCCGGCACTTCTTCGCCTTCGCGGAACATCTTCTTCACTGCCGCCTTTAGTGTAGACGGATTAATATTCTCCTGCAAGAGGTCGCCACGGCCATTGTCGCGGAGCCACGTGAAGAATTCGGACTTGAGATCCGCTTTCACCGACACGTGCATATCCGCCGTGAGTGATACTCGGCCAATGCCGGTCACGTTAATGCGGTCCACGCCGTCCTCTTCCATCTTGCTTGGGATCTTCGTGATGCGCAGGAAGTCGAATTCCCGGTTAATCAGCTTCAGCTGGTCTTCCAGTGCCTCTTTGCGATTCTGCATCGTGGACATCGCGTGGACCAGATCCACCAACGACATCGGGTCGTACTTCTTGAATTCGCTCTCGATCTCAATAGACATTCTTCTCTCCCTTTACTCCGATTCGGATCGCTGTGTATTGCCTGTCGCGGTTGTTCCACTTGAGGATGTTGAAGGTGTCTCCTTTTTCTCGAGCCATCGCAAATACCAACCCCGCGACGATAGGACTTCCACTGGGAGCGATGAAGTCGATGGTGGGGTCGTACTTGTCGAATCTGCTTCGGATGAAGGAGATGAGCTTTTGGTTGTGGAGGGAATCCGGGACATTCGACACCTCGCTGGTAGAAAGGAATACGGGTTCGCCGAAGCGTTCCACATCCTGATAATTGGCTGTCGTGACCTCTTGAGTCACGAATACTACGGGTTTTTGCATACTTCCTCTATGTTCTAATCTCTATGTATCCTATTATACACTACACGAGCGTTCCTAGCAAGTTCCGATCGTTTCGGTCGTTAATGCTCGTACGCACGAACTCGCTCACGTCCTTTTTCTCTCGCAACGCTTGCGTGACGGCCGCATCTACGGTGCCCTCGGCGATAATGTCGATGTAGGTCACACTCCGCGTCTGCCCAATCCGGTGCGCACGATCTTCGGACTGCTCGCGATCGGTGAAAGAGAACGAGTTCGAGTAGTACACCACAAGCTCTGCGCGGGTCATGTTAAGCCCCACACCACCAGTGGCCGCATTACCCACAAGGAATCGCGCCTTGCCGGTTTGGAACAGGTTCTGCACGTTGTGATCACGGTCGTTCTCGGAAATGCCGCCGTGAATCTCTACCACCGCGTCGCGGCCGTACCTTTCGCGCAGGGCCTCGCACACCATTCGGATTTCTTCGATGAACCGGCACCACACAATCGTGCTGGCGTCGTTCTCCTCGGCTATAGCGAGTAGCTCCTCGACTTTCGGATTCTTCCCCGCTATGCGGTTGTGGGTGAACTTCGCCGCGTCGTAAAGGTCGGGGTTACGCTCGAAGGTAATGATACCCCCGGCGATCTCTTGGAGCCGGAGCATTCGCTCGAGCACTGTCTTGACGGTGATTCCTTGATCTCCAGATACCGTCTTGTCACGTTTAGCAATGTCTTTATATAGTCGTTTTTGTTCATCAGTTAGCTGGACCTCGCGGGTCTGGTACACTTTTGGTGGTAGCTCCGTCAGCACCTCGGATTTGCGAACTTGGTAGATGAACGGAGAGATCAGCTCGATAAGCTCTGCCATATTTTGGTAGCCTACCACCTGCCGATCCTCGTACCCACCCATGATCGCGTACCGATTGCGGAAAGAGTAAAAATCCCCGATCCCGATAATGTTCGGATCGAGGAACTCGAATTGCATGAAGATGTCCATCGGGCCGTTCGCCACCGGCGTGCCCGTCATGATCACTTTGTAATTCGCGGATTTTCCCAGCTTCACGCAGTTCTTACTGCGCACCGCCGAGTGATTCTTGATCATGTGCGCTTCGTCCACGATCATGCCGACACGAGTGCTACAGTCCACGAACTTCTGCGCAAGGTGCACCGCACCCCCGGCCGCGAGCGACTCGGTGCCGACAATCAGGAACTTCAGCCGCCCATCAGTCGTGGTATTCCACTCCTCGAACGTCTTGAGCTTCCCAGTGTCGAGAATTAGCGTGTCACACTCCATCGGGCAGTGGATCAGTATTTCGCGCTCCCAGTTCTTGCGTGTGCTGAACTTGGTGACGATAAGCACCCGGTCCACCTTAGCGTCCATGAAGTACGCGGCAAAAAGGTCGAGCGAGGTCTTGGTCTTGCCCGTACCCATGTCCATGTAGAACGCAAAGGTACTCTTGTTCCACGCATGGTCGAGGCCCTTGAGCTGGTACGGCCGGGGCGTGGTCTTGAACGTGTAAACCGGCGGGAACGCCGCTACTTGATTCGTGTGTACACGCTCGATAGTAGTAGTTGCAACCGTGCGAGCATCATCTGTAAATGTGTCAGCATCAAAATTACCCAGCAGAAACTCGCTATTAGCCCGAAGAGCAGGAGCTGTCCACACGCGGCGACGAGAATCCCAACGCCGATTGGGAATGCGGCGAATCTTGTCCACCATCCACGGCGGGGAGTGAATGACGAATCGACTGGTCTTTGCGTCATATGCGATCTGCACCTTAGAATTCTGATCGGAACTTGGGTTCATCGACTTTCACCTCATGATCTTCGGTTATGGGGGCGTACCAAACGTTGATGGGCTTGCCGCCCGGGATTCGGAGCTTGTCGTGGTCCGCGCCGCAGTCACGCCGGAGCGACGTCCACAGATCCATCCCCGTCATCACCTCGGCCTTGTTGCGCTTCAGGAATTCGGAGAACGCGGTACCCCGGAATACGATGCACCGCGTGCCGTTGATGACCTGCACCACCGGGATATTACGGGTGAGTGCCTTGCGGTCCTCGGTGTTAGTACCATCCGAAGTGAGGTCAGCCTTTTGCACGAACTCGTTGAACTTGGCGGCAATGATACCCGACGCACTGGCCTCCTTTGGCACTTCAATCACTCGCAGAGTAGGGATGAGCGGGTCAAGGATACGACGTCGCCACGAATCCTGCGTGATTTTGGGTATGTTGATTTTGAGCTGTTCGAAGATCAGAGTGCCCATCGCGGCGGGGTCGCGTAGGATAATAGTCGGGATATTCGCGATGAGCTTCCCGTTAACGTGGATACCCCAGCGCGGGGGTTCGGATTGGTACTCGATCAGCTCGGTGAACTGGGGCAGTTGGTCCTGTGCGTCCAGCTCTTTGCTCTCGTCGGTCGAGATCCCAAACTCCCGGGTGACGCACACCTTGCGGTCGCAGAGCGATTTGCACGGCTCCTCGCTACATTTGTACAGGTAGTCCCGGCGTGACGCGGATCGGATCACCTTCTTGGCCTCAGCGGGTCCTAGCGGCTTGTCGAACATTGTGCGGTTCAAGGCCATCGCGTCGTCAAAGAATGTGTCGGGGCGGGCACGTTTGAGGTACACCACCACGTTGTACATCGAGTCATTGCGGGAGCCGGACTCCACGCCCGTGTGAATCATCTTCTGAATGCACGGCGGGGCCTCCAAGTGCTCCCGGTGGGCCATTTCCTGAAGTGCCACTACTGTTACCCGACGCGACTGGGCGTACGAGATGAACAGCTCGAACGACATCTTCTGGCCTTTGTCATCCACCGCGTACCGCACCGTCTTGTCTTTGTCGAAAAACGGCAGGTTGATCCAGTTCCCCAGCGACTTCTCGCCACTGGACGTGGTCAGCGAGTCCTGCTTGGGGAAGATGTCCACATGGTTCGGGATCTGTAGCATGTCGCGCCACGAATTCAGGAGCCGAATTACGAGCTTGGCCGGAAGGTACTCCTCGCCGAACAGGTACAGGTGCGCCCCGCCCGACTTGCTCCGGGTCGCCACTAGCGGAAGCCGGTAATGCTCGATTTTCTCCACGAGCTTGGGGATGTCGATGTCGGACCCATCCGAGCCTTTGCCGTGATTATCCACGTCGATACAGCCGAACAGCACCGTACCCCCATCCGTGATTGGGACTATGCCCAGCCCCATCACCCCGTCCAAATGGTCCGTGTAATGTTGTAATGTAACCTCGCTCTTCTCGGTCACCATATTGCCTGTCGCCGGGTTCAACTGTCCAAAGGACCGGAGATTCCCAGCGAACAGATTAGCGTAGTCCTGAACTAGACTAGTCATCGTTTCACCTCTCTATACGTCTATGTATTGACACCACCTCTGTGGGCTGGTATAATTATAACATCTCGCCATCGGAACAGCAATCCCCACCGTTTGTTCCACCGTTCCATAGCAATGGAACACATGATGGAACACCCTCCCCCATTCGACAGACGGCATAGCTGTTCCACCGTTCCATGCGCACGCGGGGAATTCTCTGTCAACGCCGTGGTTCGATACGGGGGGTATACGATGGAACGGGGGGTACAACGGAACACGACACATTCAAGCCCCGAAGGACGCGGGCTTCGAGGCACTAGGGCGTTCCAGACGCCGTACCATCTTAATGGTACAGGTAGTCGATTCTAGGGTCTTCTCGTGCGTACGCATGTAAGCGGAAGCCTCTCCGAGCGCATCGAAGAGGTGGGGAGCTATATTAGTAGCTTACTGGCCCATGGAACTCAAGGGAGAGGGCGGGGGACCGGCTGGCGGGGTCGCCATACCGGATAGCTCCACCCTCGGCGGCCGTGTGGGGGCCATTGAGTCTTCGGGATATTGATCTTTGGGATCTCGAGAGGCGGCAAGGCCCCCGATTAGTGTGGCTCCGGCATTCGTAGCACGGCTCGAGGTGAGCAATGACTCCTCCTGCTGTTTGAGCGACTGCATGATACTGTCGATTACCGTGTCCACCTTAGCGGTCGGGGTCAGGAGCTTTTGAGTAGTTTGGCGAGCAACCCGGGGCGGCATTCCAATCATGTTCGGAAATTGGGCGCGGAGCGCATCCCCGGCGGCAGTGAAAGGACGGCCAGCCATCAAGTTCGCGGCGGCACCCACCCCTGCGGCACCTTGGTCAAGGTCGGTATCCAGTGGCGTCCGGCGGAACCCGGCCTTTTCAGTCTGGAGCATCCGTTGCTCTTGCATCAAGCGATCCTTGAACTCGTCAAATGCGGCGTCGTCACGGAAAGCGCGGCGTAGCTTCTGCTCGGCATCACGGGACAGAATCGACTTCACCGGATCGGCCGTAGGTCCCGCGACGCGAAGCTTCTCCAGCATCGCTTGGGAGATACCGGAGCGGAAAGCGTCGTACTCGGACGGCGAATCCTTGAATCGGTCGATAAGCTTGCGCATATCTAGCTCGGGCATCGTGTAAATCTGCTGGCCCTCTTTCATCGCCGTTAACAGCTCGGAGTCACCGGCAAAGGTCTGCCGCGCGATTTTGTACTCGGGCGACGCCTTTTCCATATCGGCAAGCAGTCGCCGTTTCATATTCAGGAGTGTCGCGGCTTGGCCACCACTACCTTCGCGCATCGCGTTTTCGATCATGTCGTCCAGCGCGATCTTGGTCTCGTGCAATCCGCGCAGGGTGTTGCGGGGGTCGGTGATGTCGATCTCGTTGTCGGCCATCCGCTTCGCGCCGATCTTCATCGCCTCTTTAAATGTAGGCAAGTTCCGAAGTCGAGCGATGTCGGGCGCGGTCGCGGGGCTGAATGTAGGTGCACCCGCATAGGCCGCTTTGTAGAGCGGGTCAGCCTCATCTTTGCGTTTTTTGATAAGGTCTAGCACGTCAGTATAAAAGTCTTTAGAGCCTGACATCAATGTGCGTAAATCTTCCGATACACGTGGGATACGCTCCATCTCGCGGTTGACTAATTCGGATTTACCGATGCGTCGCGCTGGCGATGGAGCGGCGGTTGCGTTGCGGAGCAGTGCGGCGGTATTCTCGCCGAGGTCGGCCAGCGTTATCTCTCCACGAGACATCGATTGCATCTTGGCCAGTGCTTGGTCGGGCGTCATCCCGTCCTTTTCCAGTGCCTTAACAATCGCAAGGTCGGCCGCTTTATTCGAGTCACCAAAGCCCAACGATTGCTTAATCTTGCTAAACGCTGGCATCGCTACGTACTTGCCGAGCAGTCCCAGCGTTCCAGTGGTTACAGCACCAACAGTCGCGCCTTTGACTGCTTCACCGCCCAATTCGCCGGGAGGCTTTTCGCTCGTACCGACAGCGGTTACGGCACCAGACCCAGCACCGTAGCCCATCATTCGAGGGATGCTTGGAGCTTTACCAAAGAGCATGCCAGCGAGCTTCGGGCCAACAGCTTTGGAGACCGACGGGACCGCGCCAGCACCACCGGTGAACAGAGCCGGAACCAATGCGCCACCAAGTTCTGAGGCAACCGCAGTGCGGGGATTCTCTTCTGCGTACTTGCGTAGGCCTTCGCGTTCGGCTTTTACCAAATCTTCGTAGCTTTGCTTGCCACCCATCGAGCGCAACCGAGCGATAGCTTCATCCGAGAAGCCCATAGAGAGACCTTGGAGTGCCTGACCAGCCGCACCCGGAAGCATCGCGTTGGGGCGTGGGGCTTGTGGGCGTACCGGCGCAACGGGGGCTGGAGAATCAGGCGTACCCGCCTTGTTCAACGTGAACCTGCGAATCGTAGCCTCAGGCGTACCAGCGGGGAATTCGTAGATCTTGCCGTCAATCACTCGTTCGATGGTCATTGGGGAGTCTCCCGTCCTTGGCTGTCAACACGCACTCGAGGCATGCTGAAGTATTGCTGGTAAGTCATGCGGTTTGGATTGATTGATACCCGGCCTTTGTCGTCACGCACCGTAATTGGGTTTGAATCTAAATACCTGCGCCACTGGGCTTCGGCGTAAGGCGTGATAGCACCGTTCACGGCGGCGTAGTCGGCCATGTACTTGTTAAACTCCGCATCGCGGCGGCGTTGAGCGATCTGGAACTCGAGCAGGGTTTTGTTGGTGGATGGCTCTTTATCGGAGCTGAACGTCCCCAGTTGCATCATCTTCACGTCCAAGTTCGACACATTGGAATCGCCGGGGATGCGGTTCTGCTTCGCGGCAAGTGCGGACAGTGAGTCGAACTCGTTGATCTTAGCGCGGTCGCCGGAGGATAGCTTCGCGATGTCGCCGATCCCGAACCCGATACCGTAGGTGTACCCAGTGCTGATCTCGGAGTTAAGCTTCAGAGCACGTTCAAGGTTGCGGATATCGTCTTCAATTCCGGCAGTGAACGGCGAGATTTTTTCGCGTATATACTTACCCGATTCGGTCAAGTCGCTCTCGCGCTTCTTAGCCATCTCGATCTTGTTTAGACCCCGATAGGAGGTCTTTGGATCTATCGGCACGCCGACGTCCATGGCTTTAGTCACAACTGCGTTAATGTCACCATTGCGGATGTGGTCATCGATCTCTTGCTTGGTTCGAGTGGTCTGTGCGACTTGTGCCGCGATTGATGTACGCTTGCTAGTCTGCTCCAAACGCACGTTCTCGTCCACGATCTTCTGTGCGCGGGCACGGTCCCTCTCGTTAAGTGGGTCGCCACCAAATGTCTGCAATGCATCCGACACGAGTTTGTTCTCGGCACGGAATTTTTCGCGTTGAGCTTCCTGTTGCGCTGTGACTAGTTGTGCGGGGTCGTTGAGATTCAAGTTCAAGCGTGTAGCAATGTCACGTAAGCTTTTGGTGTCCTCGAACATCTTAAACTTCATCGCGAACTGAGGGTCAGTGAGGGACACTCCGGATTGACCAGCGAATGCCTTCATTTCAGGCGTCGCTTTATCAATAGCGAGCAGTTCTTTGACGCGGTTAATACCTTCTGGCGACCGTGGATTCAGACCCTCGGATTGCACTTGCTTTTGATATGCAGTCATCTGCGGGGTGAGCTTGGACACCACACTAAGACCGAGGCGGGCGGCTTCTTTCTCATCTTCGACGGCCTTGAGCGACAGCTCGTAGCGCATCTTGGCGAGTTGGGCGTTGCGATCCGCTTCGGCTTCTTGGGCCTTACCATAAGCACCCACAGCAGTGCCTAATGACTCACCGAACGAGCCAGTGCGTGTAGGAGCGAGGAAGCCTTGAGCGAGTGCAAGGTAGGTAGGGTCAATCCGTCCCTTACGGTCTTGCAACGCTTGCTTCATGGTCTCGCGTGCGGCGTCTACTTCGGCTTTCGCGGCTTTGTAAGCGTCAGAATCGGCACCCATCGCCTGTCGTCCTAGAGCCGACAGCGATACACTCCCGATCTTCTCGGGGTCGATCTTCATCATCTGCGCGAGCAGTGGGCTGTAGCCGCTTGTGTCTTCAGTAGGTTCTGCCATATTGACCTTTACTTGATGCCACCGAACTCGTTAGTTCGGGTCGTATTCTGTGAAGCCACTGTTACTCCCCGAGAAGTAATCATTGAAGCCCGGGCTACTGAACAAATTGCTGAGTGACGTGCCGAGCGAACTGAATGCGTTGCCGAATCCAGTGGCGGCACTAGTACCACCTTGAGGTCCGGAAGCGAAGAGGGAGCCGAGACCTGCGATTTGGGCGAGCGGCGAGGTGGAGTAAGCACCGGGAATTGGTGCGCTGGCCTTCTCAGACACTGTGCTCGGTACTTTGACATTCGAGAATACATTTGCCGCACCAGTGGCGGCGGCAAGGGGAGCCATGATACCGGACTGCTCCAGCTTCTGCTCTTCACCACCGAGGTTGTACAAACGTTCAAGTTCCTTGAGCTTCAGATCAAGCTCCGAGGACGCGAGATTTCGTTGAGTCTCGGCGGCGTTGCGGTAAAGGCCGGATTGGTCCATAGCGGCTTTGAGTGCGCTGTCGTACCCCGATGCCATCTGCTTGGTCTGTGCACCCAGCAAGTTCGCTTGAGTATCGGCTCCTAACTGACCCATTGCGTCGAACATCCGCTTGCCGCCCAATCCGCCAGTACCCGCGAAGGCACCTTTGAGCGATGGGATTAGCGAACGCTGTAGGCTCTGCTGTTGAAGCCTTTCCATTTCGTCCACAATTCCGGGCGTCTTCACACCCTGCGCATTTGTGAATCCTTTAATATATGGGTTCATAAATGACTGGATCATCTCGGGGGTGACCCCTGCGGCGGCAAGCGCGGCAGTGTCCCCAGCGTCGCCTAACATTGACTCGTAGCCACGTAGCCCGGTGCCTTCACCATCTTCGCCTTTGGCATAATCGAGCACACTGGTCTGCAGGTCCGACATTGGAGCAACAAGATCCCCAGCGTCTTGTTCCAGCAGTTTAGTGCCGGGTTCCGCGAGGCCTTCGAGGTACGTCGTGTACCAATCCGGGCCGGTGGTATCGACTACCTTGGTCGTGTCAATATTCGGTAGGGGATCGCCTTGAAGCAAGCTCATAATACACCTTTCAGATATGCCAAGGGCGATTTAGCCGCTGGAGGAATTGATTTGATGGAGCCGCCGCGTTTGTGCTTGCGGATCGCTTCCCGCATCGCATCCAGCTTCTTGGCACCCTCTTTGTTCGAACCATCGCCCAGTGCCGCCACAATATCGGCGTCGAACACGTATTCGCCGTCAGCGAGCTTCGCGGGGATGAGATCGTCCTGACCGCCGCCCGCGCCCTGCACGTAGTGTGAACCTTTGTGTGGTACATCGCCGCCCGACGCCGCCATTAGTGGAGAAGCCATTATTTTACCACCGTCGGCATATTTCTGTACAGTCCCCCCATTCATGAACGGTTCGAGGACCTTGGAGTAGGAGGGTTCAGTACCATAGGCGTAATAATCGGCTTCGGGTTTCTCAGCCCCGTCTTCGATTCCGGAGGCTCGGCGCAGGGCCGAAAGTGCTTGTGCTTCTTGGAACATAGGGGTGTCTTGTGGTAATAGTGCGCCCAGTCCGGCAAGTGGCGCGAGGTTGCGGAATCGACCACCGAGCCATGTCTCGGCGATGTTGCTGTCTTTGGCTTTGTACGTAGGCTCGTTGAACGATGGTCCAGCCATCATACCCGGCGTCTGCTTTTTAGGCGTAGCTAGTTTGAGCTTGGCCGTTTCTTTGCGCCTTTCGACTTCTTCGGGCGTCAAGACTTCTCCAGTCGTGACGTCAATTGCTGTACCATCCACTACCACCGTATTGCTATCAATGACTTTTCCGGGACCATCCACGCTAGTGATTTCGCCCGTGTCAGTGTTTACGTTGAATGTCGTAGTAAGGTCGGTGTTCGTGTCGGTTACTTTGGTAGTAGTGACATTGGTTGAGGCGTTTGAAGTCGAATTCGTATTAATGCCAGTGTTGTTGTTGTTGTTGGTCGTGCTGGTCGTGTTGTTATTGTTGTTGGTAGTAACCGTGGTACTAGAATTCGTGTTCGAATTATTGGTGGTCGTAGACGTGACGCCCGTGTTCGCATCCGAGGTGGTGTTCGTAGTAACACCAGCGGTCGCATTAGAACTGGTATTGCTGTTGGCACCGGTGGCGGCGTTCGAATTGGAGCCGGTGGTTGACCCAGCAGTTACATTGGACACCGCAGTTGTGGCGGCGTTGGAAGCAGTTGTCGCATCAGCACCAGCGGCTACAGCGGCGTTCGCGGCAGTTGCGGCTACCACATTCGCATTGGCACCTGTAGTATTTGCGGCGTTAACTACCGAGGTAATTGTGTTATTGACATCGGCACCGTTGCTGATCGCAGTACCCACTGATGCATCGACGGCTTGGGTGGTGTTACCAGTGTTCGTGAAGATCGACGCGAAATCCGTCGCGGCGGCAGTGTCAGCTCCCGTTGCGGCAGAGCTAACCGTGGCGGCCGTGTCAGCTCCCGCTATTGTAGTGCCACTACCCGCGACATCAGTCGCAGTGGTTCCAGCGGTTCCAGTCGCACCCGTGTCAGTGATTTTGGTAATTGTCTCTGGACGGAATGAGCCATCGGTGGACGTAAGGCCTTCAGACGCGAATGCTTGTTGAATATCTGCGGAGACGCTCGAACCAGCGGTAAGTGATCCGGAGGTTTTAGAACCGATTGTACTACCCGCGATAGATTTGGACAAAGCGGTCGCTAGGTCATCACCAGTGGCAAGTGCGACTGCGAGTTCCTCGAATCCTTCTTCAGCCCACTCTTTGCCAACTGACGAGGTGGTCTTGCCGAAGACTTTCTCCATCGCCTTTTCATAGCCTTTGATCAGTGCCGCATCCGCGAGAGTTGCTGTGCCAGCGGTGATTGCGAACGCTTTCCACCCATCGGCGTTAGCTAGCCTCTCAGCCTGATCTACCGGTGTGCCCTTTTGGATTTCTTCGTTGAACTTTTGGCGAGATTGCGAACCCATAGATTCCGAAGCGTTCATGAGAACGTCGGTGGCAATACCTGCGGTTTTACCTAGAATTTTAAATACCGCACCGCCGGTAACGATCGGAAGCACCTCTTGGAGGCCTTCTTTTGCGACTTGAGTGAGCACCAATGGGTTGTTGAGAACGGACTTAATCGACGCGGCCGCCTTACCAGCGTATGTCTCCGCTCCTTGGATATCGTTCCAGAAATTCTCAGTGGCTTGAGTGACACCGGGGATTTCAAGCTTTTGCCCAGTACCTTCGAGTGACTGACCCAGTTGCACAAGCAAGTTATAACGCTCGGCCACTCCCATATTGGCTAGTGCAGTACCAAGGTCAGCGATTTGTTCGCCACCCGCTCCGATCAACGTTGAAAGTGTTTGACGAACCACATCGCCTGATGTGCCTTCGAGTGTGTTCGCCCAATTCACCAAGTTATCACCGGCCACGTCGAGATTTTGAGCCGCTGTAGGCACACCTCTATCGCCTACACCGGCGATATCGATCATTGGAACCGTGCTACCCGGAGCGTATCTGAATCCGCGCTCGTCGTAGGCGAAGCCCTTGTCGTCAACCCACCGGCCGTCGTCATCCTTCCCAACAATAGCGGGTGCTTTACTCAGAATGTCTTGAATTGACGCGTTCTTGAGTTGATCGACGGTCATCGAGTTGGCCGTATACGCTAACGCCGCCACTTCTTGGTCGGTGAGCTTATCGAAGGATTTCCCAGTCGTCTTTTCGTAGGCGGTTACTAACCTATCGACTTCAGTGTTGCGAGACTGTTGCTCGACAGCTTGATCAACGCCCTTAAAATCACCCAAGTCAAAGCTACCAGTCGTGCCGGTAGTGGCGCTATCATTGCCAGCACCACCTGTCACCGTATTATCGGTAGTTTGGGTGTTAGTGGTCGTGCTAACGCTTGTACCAGCACCAGTGACGGTGTTCGCGGCACTAAGTGCTTCATCATCAGTCGCCCCAGCTTCCTTGGCCGCAACGAACGCCCCAGCACCATCGGTTACACTATTCGTAATCGATTTGGCAACGGCGGCATTCGACAGGTTGTCAGCCGCCTTGATAGTATTGTTGAGTCCACCCGCCGCGTTGATGATATTGACTGTGTTGCCCGATTCGATGGCGTTATAAAGATTCAGGGCGGCCCCGGCGGTCTTGAGATCAGCACTACCCGTTAAAGTACTAAGTGATCCCAGTGCACCGGCGTAATTCCCATTTTGGACATTTACAAATGCATTATACGCATTGCCAGCGTCTGCCAGCGATATTGTGTCAGTCAGCATTGTACCACCGGCCATATTGCCGATAGTATCATTTTGCAATAGCGACATCGCTAAAGCACCTAAATCGTTATTGTCGATAGCTTTGGCTACCCGGAGTCCAGTAGCTATATCAGTGTACCCACCCAAGCCAGCCATGCTAGCAAGACCACCAAGCACGTCGCCATTATCAATCGCAATCGCGGCATTCGCGGCCATTGCGAAAGGGGCTAGACCCGGGATGAACTGAGCTATGGCTAGAATCGGAGCATAATCACCCACATCACTGCTAGAGGCCCCGGTGGTGTAAAAAATGGGCTTACCGTTAGCGTCAAACGTAGTACGGAATGCTGTGTTGCCCTTACCCGCGTAAGTACCCGACCAAGCGTCGCCCACACCACCACGCTCGCCGTAATCATTGATTAACGCCTTGCCAGTATCTTTGTTACCAATGACTGTAGTCGTGCCGATTGGTGCGACGTAGGCAGTCGAAGATGTTCCACTGTCGCCACCATCGTATATCTGCTCGGCTTTCACTAGCGACGCATCTACCGCTTTACCATTTTGATCCACATACCCGACCAGCGTTGCGGTCATAATGGGCTGGCCGTCTTGGTCCACCTGCCCGGTGTTAGTGTACTCGTATTGCGGTGTAACTGCCACATCGACTTTTTGCTCGATTTTCCCGACTTGATTGATATCAGTCACGCCGTTGGCTACTAACTGCTGGGCCATAGCCCTAGCATTAGCTTCAGCGGACCCGAACCCTTGTCCAGTCCATTTAGAAGTCGTGCCTTGGGCTAGAATTTGTTGAGTAACTTTGTCAACTGCGGCATTGCTGATATTAAAACTCTGGCCAGCGAGTTCAATGGTACTATTTGCCGCGTTGTTAGCGGCGATTTGATCAGCTTGGGCTTGAGCTTGGCTATCGTAGAATGCATCTTCGGCTGACACTTGAGCCAACGCGCCTGTACCAGCGGCGACGGAAGTGTCGGCGACTGTGTTCCCCGTTGTGGCCGCATCAGTCGTCGCTTGAGACAGTGCACCTGTCCCAGTCGTATCTGCACTAGTATCTCCAGCTCGGTAAGCATTCACGTACTGCGTGTAGCGATCGTTCGGATTATCTGTAACATATCGATCCACCGCACCACTGAAGACCGACGAAAAATCGTCAAGACCTACTTGGCCGGTTTGAAGCATGTTAAGGAAATGGTTGTAACCACCAGTGTCGATCTGGCTAGTGCCCTCACCAATCCCTGAACGTCCAATGGTGGAGTAAGCGTCTTGGATGATCTTGTCGTATACTGGTGCTAGAGCCGCAGTGTACCGCCCCGACACATCTCCGTAACTCAAACCCGTAGCTTCAGCCATTTGAGCGGGAGTTACACCCGCTTCTCGCATCGTAGTAGCGATCAGCGTATCGTCTGCACCGGGGTTTTCGTTCAACCAGCCTAAAATGTCTGCATTAGATACTGCCATATTAATTCACCGCAGGGTTAACAGCGTTGACGAGTTGCTCGGCCCACTCCATCCAGTCGTCATACTGGTAAGGTCCGGGGATGCCTTCATTCGTGAACACGTCGATTGCTTTGAGTCCCGCTCCCCACTCTTTCCAGTCGGTAGTGGCATCAGGAATACACAATTGTTGCGACGCGTACTGTTCGCACATCAGGGACGCCCAAGACTCGAAAGTGTGGTAACGAGGGTCGTAGACCATATTGGTATTCAGTATGATCGCCATTATGGTCTCACGTCGCCGAGATCGGCGTTTAGGATGACTTTACCAAGCTGGTAGTTGCCACCCGCCACGTTGGATACGAATTTCAAGCGCAATTCGCGGCGTTGCTCGAGCATGTCGATTTTGCCAGTGTTCGGACCAAATGTGTAGGCCGCACTAGTAGTGTCAGTGGTTTGCGCGTATGGCCGTCCAGTGACGTACAGTTCCATATCGCCGCTCTGCACGAAATCGGGTTCGACACGCTCTAACGCCAGCAACCTGTTGTCGCCCACGGGAGCAGGTTGTGAAGGTCCACCAGCGACCCACCCAAGATCGTTAGTCTCGAAGAATGACTCAATGGCGATCGCGGTAGCACCCGACACCTTGTCCGTCCCGATTTCATTCTGGTATAGCGATACGAAGTTCATTAACGTGGCGACAGTCAGCACGAATCCCGCGCCCCCGGCTAGCGCGGCCGAGAGTGTATTGCCCACTGCGTAGTTAACCCCATGCCCATTAATGACTACTGCCGTAACAATACCTCCGGCTACTGTGATGTTGGCTGTCGCTCCCGTTCCGGCTCCGCCAGTAAGAGGCGTGTTATTAAAAGTACCATTGGTGTAACCGGAACCCGCGTTGGTGATAGTAGCGGTTAGAATACCACCGGAAGCATTAATATTCCATTCAGCGGCGATAGGAAAAGGGAAAATCTGCGAGAAGAACCCGGCGGATCTCTGCGCTCCGGTCGCTTCACCAGCGTCGTACCAGCAATTCTCGCGAACGTTATAAATCACCGCGTCTGTGCACTCCGTTGCGTTGCCGCGTGGGTAGAACCACCAAATCTCGCCGAATCGGGGCACTTTAGTGACCCACACCTTCTCGCGTGCGTCGTAGTTCAAGTTATCGAAGAAATAATTCTGGTTAAACGTGTTCGGGATTTCTTTAACGACACCGTTGTAAAGCAAGAACCGGTCTACGCCGCACCAGTAGTACACGCCGTCATACTCGATGACAGACTGGGAAGACAGGATTGAGGACTGGCTAGAGATCAAGTCGTATCGCCAGAATTGTGGAGGAGTGCCAACACCACCAATGTAAGATACCCTAATGAGCGAGTCCAAGCTCCAAAAAAGGCCGGATGGGGCGTTCGATCCGCCGCGAACTGGGAGACCTTGTACAATCTTGCCAGTGGCAACGGACACTTCATTCGCGTCGGCCGACACCCAATCGTTAGCGTTACCAGCTGAGGAGTTTCGAATGAGTCCGTCGTTACCATACACGAACACATAGGGGTGAAGTGTTACCACGCCGCCCGATACTGACACGTTGTTGTCGAATGTTAGCGTAACCGAGGAGCCGTTAGCCGTAGCTGGTGCGGAAATCACCAACGCGGTAGTGCTGATCGATACCACAGTTGCGCCGGAGGGTATACCCGTGCCGGATACCGACTGTCCTGCGCCGATCAAAATATTTGCCGTGGACAGCGTGATATTCGGCGATCCAGACGTAATCGTGGCCGCGACTTGCGTAAACACGCCGATTGGTGCCATGGTAGTACCAGTAATAACGCCACCGAGCACTGGTGTGTTAACGTTGTTATCGATAAGTGTAAGGTTCTGACCGGGGTGTGCGAGCAAGAGGTTGTTACCGGACCCACTCACGTCGTAAAATGCGTCAAATTGCCACAAATTGTTCGAGTTGGCTGTAAACCCGGAAAGGGTCATGTCAGTGATTCCGGACCCAATACCCGCGTTGCTGATCGGAAGCAACTGCAGACCGCCGGAGTACCCGCTGAACACGTTATTGAAATTCTGTTGAGGATTCAGGTAAATGCCACGAGATGGTCCCGCCAAGTCGTTGACGATCTCGCGGAATCCGCCCATTTTACGAGGACGGCCGCGCTGGAAGCGAACCCAACGGCCGGAATTGTAGAACTGCTTGTCGAATACCGTACCATCCCGCTGAACGCCGGGTTTGGTGTCGAGGGCGAAGACCTTTTTGGTCATGTGAACGTACCCCCAGCGATTCCCGTAGAAAATGTACCAGATCCCGTCACGCTGACTCCCGTAGCAGTCACACCAACACGTTTCGTGCCAAGCACTGATATGCCAAGCTCACCAGCACCGGGACGGTACAAACCCGTACTAGTTTCCGCCGCGAAGTTGAGTGACGGCGTGCCAACGGTACCATCTACCAAGCTAAATGTGGATGCACCGGCTTGCGTGGTATTGGCATTGAGGAAGTTAACTCCGTCGCAAATAAGAGTGGCTTGTTGCCCCGGGGGAATGACTGCTACAAATCCCAACCCAGTAGTCACCGTGAATGTGAACCCGTTATCGGTCGTTTGATTCGAGATAACGTACAAGTTAACAACAGGCGGGAATGTGACGGTCACATTACTAATCAATGAGCCAACATATTCTTGGATGTTATTCGCCGCTTCGTTGTTCGTAAGCGTTACGGCACCACCAGTCACATTTTTGGTGAGTGCGGTGAAAGCGAACTGGGAGCTGACACCGTAGCCAATGGAGACGTAAGCCGTTCCGGTGCACACGATAAATGCGGACTCGGTCGGGTTGAACGTCTTCGTGCTGTTGCCGTCGATTAGTTCCGCACCGGTGCAGGATATCGTAAAAGACCCAGTACCGTTGTTCTTGAAGAGTGTGAACCAGTTGTTACCCAGCGTCGCGGCGGCAGGAAGCGTTGCGGTGCCGGAGCCACTTGACCACACACGGGTTTGCGCACGATCGGTAGCGGCAAAAGTCGTCCCAGTGGTGATTGCGGCACTTGGATGGCTCTGGTTTAACGTTGCGCCACTGGCGACCAGTCCATAACCCGCGAGCGTTGCGGCATCAGCCGAAGATGTTCCAGTGCCAAAAGCGATTACACCCCAAGAGCCTTGAGCGGTTGGGTTAGCGGTGATGTAAATGTACTTGGATTCGCCCGCCGCCACTGACACGATGGTGTTGGTGCCTTCATAATCTTTGACGGTGAAAGTGTTCGCACCAATATTCCGGATGAGAGCGTCATTACCCACCGAGGTCTGGTTCGCTGGCGGCATGAACAGGTTTAGACCGGCAGTGCTTGCCGTCACTTGCATGATCCGAGCCGCGTAGTCAGCGTTTGTAGTGCTGTTCGATGGCCAATTCAGCTGGGTGTTCGCCGTCAGCGTAACGGCGCGGAAGCTCACATCTGTCGGCTGGATGACGTCACCGGTGAATGGGCTAACGTAGCTCATGCATCCACCGCAATTGCTTGACGGTCGGCAATACGGAGTTTATCCTCCTCGGCCAATGTCCCCATGATTGCGTCGTACTGCGACTGCCACATTGGGATACGCTCGTCATTCTTAAGAAATGGCATCGCTTGCAGGAGCGAGCCGTAGAGTAATGCCTGTGGAGCGTAGATCGTGAACCAGTTGGTTTGATTGCTCGAATCCAGCGGTTGGACCCGCTCGTAGTACAACACCTCGAATGCATAAGCGGCGGCGGGTGTGGGAGCCACGAGCCAGTTCGTGTAGTCATAATCCGCGTAATACTCGGGGATTCCAGTGGCTGTAGGGTCCGGCGAATAATTACGGAGATACTCGTACTTGCGCAAGAGCACCGGCCGACGCTCACCCGCTACTGTAATATTCATCGATACCGTCTTGTGCCACCGGGAGGGCTTCGCAATCACCGCCGTACCAATCACCATGCTACTGGTGTTGACTGTCAGGTTACCGAGGAATTTAATCCGGGACGCTATCACCTGCTCGGCGAGCATGATGAAGAGGGGGATCTTGTCGAGTGTAGCAGTGTCAGTACGGTTAAGATATGACTGGATATTTTCAACAAGAGAGTCGTAGGTCATCACCGACGCGGCAGTCATAGAAGTCCTTCACACGATTGGCTACGTTGGGCGAAATTATACCACGCCTTTTGCATTTGGTCAATCCAGCAGAGCACACTCGGAAGT